GTTAAGTTAATACTACCGCCGCGACGCGCGACGTAGCGTTCAATATATGTGAGTGCCGTCATTCGACGCTCAAACGTTCTAGCCATCAGCAACCGTGAAGAGTCGCTACCCGTGATCGCACGGACGGCATCCCAATACGGCTTGTTTATCGCCTCCGACAACCAATCGCCTAACGCGACCCGGCCTCGCTGTGATGACAGCAAAGCCGTGTGCGCGCTCAGATACAGTTGCTCTGGAGTGGCCGGTGTCTGTACGCCGGCCAAAGCTCGCATCCGACGTACACCCCACCAACCCAGCTCACGCTGTGGGTGGGGACCCAACGTCATAAACCGAACAGCGGTACCAAGGTCCCTAATCTCTGGTAACACAGGGCGTTCACTGTCAATCGACCGCCACCACATTCGCACCAATAGCCGGTGCCCTCGGTACGTACGGAGTAGGACCTCGCCCGGTTCAACCACGTAGTTCTGACCCATAAGAGCCAGGTTGGCCAGGTGCCTGTCCGCGTAATCACGAGAACCATCATCTTCGTATCGGAACAACGTATCATCACCATACCAGTTAGCCGGTATAGCACGATCAGTCGCCATGTCAAACGCGACGTCATAAGAGACTCTGTACGTCTCCACCACCGCGTTGAGCGCCGACAAGCATTGCATCCAGTTCGACACAACGGACGTCCAGACACAACCGGACATCAAACCTTGGACGCTACGGAGGGCGGCGCTGTCAGGCACCTGTGACCCAGGCACCATCACGTCCCCTCCGACGCATTCCTCCAAGATTGCAGCCGCCAGGTCTACCCGGTCGGGATGGATTACCTCCACGAACGCGAGTAAGAAACGGTTGAACTCACGTAACGCCTCTTCCGACACGTTCGAGTCGAAGGCCGATCCGTCCCCCTCTCGCTTCTCGCCGGAACCGAGGAAGGTCTCAACCTTATCCCCAACATCCGACGGGTCCTTCAGGTCCATGTTCGGGAACATGTACTTCAACACCTGCAGGGCGTAACGTGAGGGCAATCGCAGAACGTCCGCAAACGCACGGTTCACCATAAAGATGTCGCGCTGACGCGCACCACCTACAATGTCACCCGCGGCCATCAGGCCGTTCACGGTACGTTCCACAAGGTCCTGGTCACGTCGGTTCTCCGAGGTACGTGTGCCCAAGATAGCCACAGGACCCAGCTCAACACCTTGCAGTTCCTCCGCGACACGTGTACCTATGTCCACCATCTCAGAGTACGAACGCGACACATACGCCAAGGCCGCTCCCACGTCGTGGGCTTCCTTGGTGGCCGCGATAGTAGGCCAACC